ACAAGGAGAAGGAAAAGGAAAAGGCAGCTGCTCCATGGAAACCGTACGAGTACGACTACGGATATGGTGTTAGTACAAAAACAGATCAAGTAATGATTGTTAAACCATCGTCTCCAGTGTACGGTGGAGGTGGAGCTGCATCTCCGTATGCCCCATCGTCTCCAGTTTATGGTGGTGGAGGAGCCGCATCTCCGTTCGCCCCATCGTCTCCAATGTATGGTGGAGTAGAAAACGGTGGATTATCTCCGGTACACGAAAAAGAAAAGGAAATCAAGATTAAAAAGATCGAGGACATGAGTGAAGAGCAAGAATCAGAATCCAACTCTCCTCTTGCTCCTCCACCTAATATGTCTAATTCGGATTCTGATTCGGAAGAGGACGCAGAATCTCCAATTGAACCACCTCCATCTGACAGTGCTGAAATTGAAAGTAAACCCTCAAAGAAAAAAAGTAGGTGGGGAGATGCTACAGTGTCGCAAATTTTGGAAAATTCTTTGCACTAAAAACAAAAATGGATTTGTTACTTCCTACCAATCCTGTCGTTTTGGAAGCAAGCTATGATGAATTATATTTAAATTTTCCGCTTTTCAGAAAAACAATAGATGAAAATCGTATTAGCAAGTACGAGGTTTTACATCAATATGAAAGAGTAGTCCGCTTTATTACATTGTATGTAAAAAACCCCAAGGAAAAACTTGAAGGGGGAGCTTTAGAATGTAACATTTTTAATGTTATCCAAAAAAATCCAATAAAAATTGTTATGTTTTTAGTCATTGCTTTAATATTCTTCGCCATTTATCTAAAACCAGAATTGGATGCAAGTGATTTTATTGAGCCAATTAGGCGACGTTTAAATGAAGCTGGGCAGAACATGGTATTAGATACACCACGCAATTATACTGAAATATTAAGAAACAAGATTGTAAGAGAAACGTATCCTAACATAAGTGTTGAGGCATTTAAAACAAGGTTAGAAAAAGCATATGAAAGTTGGAAACCTTCACGAAGTTTGTATGATTGGTTTTTTGCAGCGACAGAATGGACAAGTTTCTTTACAAATGTTTATTCGACTTTAACACGCCTAACAACACAAAATCCAATATTTGCATTAATCAGTTCAGCGATTATTGCATTATTGTTGGCTTGGGGAATTTGCAAAGAGGTTCCTGATGCTGTCGCTGGTGATGCTGCTCTAGTTGCTTTACCTGGCGCTAATGGTGGAAACAGTGAAGGCCGAGGCGGAGGTGGTAACCAGCGGCGCCGCTCCCTTTCCGGCACATTTCCTAACGGTGGAACTTATAGTTTTGAGGAACCTACTGAAAACGACATAAAATTTGTTGCTAGTCTACCCGCTGCTCTACGTGCACCCCTACCCCTTGCTCTGATAAGTAACGTTGCCCCCTTACTACTTGCTGATGCTCCAGCTGCTTCTGCTTCTGCTCCAGCTGCTTCTGCTTCTCCTTCTCTTCGACAACGCCGAGGCAGTGTGAAGGCGGGAATAAGAGGAGGAGTAAGAAAGAGGAGCAGAAGCAGAAGGAGCAGAAGCATAAGCAGAAGCACTAGGAGCAGAAGCAAAAGGAGCAGAAGCAAGACCAATCAAAAAATAAAATATCAATTCAAACGTTTTATTGGCTATGTACAAAAACATAATATTGAATTAGAAGGCTTAGAAGGCGGAGCGCTTTTAAAAAGAGGATTAAGATGTGTGTCAGCGTCTCTAGGCTTATCAATCATGATAATTCTTGTATTTGTAATCGGCATTTATTTTGCATCGATACAGGTTGTAAACATAGAATTTAAAACAATTTTTAAGGTACTTGAAAACAAATTGATAGGGCTTTTACCTGATTTTTTGAGAGACAAGAGAGCAAATGGAGGAAGTTGGTTTGCTGTTTTGAGAGAAATATTTGCAGTCGCGAATGCAAAAGCTTATATGTACATTCCAGTGGATAAGGATTTTACATTTGGAGTGCATCCTGCAGTCGGTTATGTAATTGGACTTTTAATTAAGAAAGTTATGAAATTAATTGGAGATGGATTCGATTTTATTTTTGAACTCCCGACATTTATTTGGAAAAGTTCAGATACATTAAGTACAAGATTCTTGGATTTGTACAATTTATGCAGTGACTTTTTATGCGAAGAAATACCTAATTCAAAAGAACTTGTACAAAGTATTATCAAATCGACTGAGAAGGTTGCCGAAAAACTAAATTTAAAAGAAATTGTACCGAAATTGCCTAAGACTAGTACTAAAAAAAAAATTGCATTACCTCTTCCAAGAAATGCTCCTCCGCTTTCATTTATAGCAAATCAAAGTTCAAAAACATTGGTACTAAAGGATTCCGAACCCAAAAAATAATTCATTGTATGTATTTTTAATAAAAACAAAACTAGTTAGAAATGAACATGACATCGGCAATTGAGGGAATGAGCGTGAGTGACATGAGAAGAAACATGTCGGAAATGAGGCATAAGTTGCAATCACAAAGCGAAGATCACCCCTTTAATTTATCAAGCTTCCTGGCGAGTGGATACCCAATTTGGAAATTTGTGCATGAAGTCAGCTTGGGTCTGCACGAAAAGCGGTCTTCAAGGAGTTCGCGCAAAAAAGAAAAAGAAACATCAAGTAAGAAAAGCTAAAAATTAATAATGGCCGACAAGATAGTTCTCTTTCGCGCAATGCAAATTTGCATTGCCTTGGCGTTTTTATTGGCATTGTTTATTGTTCTTGCATTTGAGGGTGAGATGAGGAAGGACGGATATTATCTTCCTACGTTAGGGGCAGCGCTTTGGGCGTCATTTGCGTTTCAAGACGTTTAAAAGTGTTCAATTTAATTAATTCATATTATTTTTTAAAAATTAACCCCTTCTTCTCTTTTAAAGAAAAACAACACGAAAATAAAATGGAAGCAATTGAGCGATCGATTGAGAGGGTAAAGGCAAATGACGGAAAGAGACGAAGAGACGATTCCGAGCCTAAGAAACCTAGAAAAAAAAGGACGAACTCTGAAGATTTAGTTTTAATAAAGGATTTAAAAAAAGAGAAATCCAGATCTAAATCAAAATCTTGTTCAGTGACAACAATAACAGAAGCAATAGGGAAAGAGGAAAAGAAGAAGGAAAAGGAGAAGGAGAAGGAAAACTTGATCAGCTTAACATTTAAAAAATTTATTGACGAGACGATTCAGAGGCTCAAGGAGTCTGAAAGAATTTCTTTGGAACAAGCAAATCAAATTCAATCTTTGCTCGAGTCCAAACAACTTGGAAATATAAATGTTTCATTAGATCTTCAGAAAGAATTGAATCGAGTGTGTCGAATTGAATATGACGAGATTGAGAAGAACAGTGACCGACTTTCTGGATACGGTTGGTCGCGGACAAAGATCGCAACTCATATGAAACGCAAACTGCAAGAAAAGATTGACGAGTCTATGGACGCGATTCAAGGCTTTATTGCTTTGGATTTAGAGACAAGGAAGTAAAGTATGCTCTTGGGTTTATTTTTGAGTTACCGAAAAAATCGTCGTCCTCCTCCTTGTGCTCCTTGTCCTTTTCCTTCTCCTGCGCCTGCGCCGTAAAATGAAACGAATCGAGTATTCCTTGCTCGTCATTGCTATTGCTATTTTGAAAAAGAATGACCTCATTTCTCTTTATCCTGGTTGGTGATTCGGTTTCGGGGTCCGACACTATTGACTCGCGCTTCAATTGTTCTCGTTCTTCAAGTCTTCTCTCATGCAAGAAAAAACTTTCATTTCTGTGTTCCCAGCGTTCAAATACTTTTAATGCGATTTGCCTATTCACTGTTCTTAAATCCTCGCTTCTTGATTGTATTAATTGCAAAACCTTTATAAAGTCTGTATTTACATCGTGCAGAACGTCGTTTAAATCAAGAACGACTTCCTTGTATCTTTGTCTCTCCTTTTCCTCCTCCGAAATTTCATAGCCCATCATTGAATACACTGAATTTAACAACAACTCTCTGTTTTTAGACGAGAGCAAAATTTCTTGGGTTCGACTCATTTCTTTTTCCTCTTCTTACTTGAAGATTGATTGAAAACATCATTCTCGCCCATATGTTTTTTGCTTCCACACGGACGGTTGTGGTTCATCAATTTCTTTTTCGTCTTGTCTCGTCCTTGTTCTTATTCTTGTCTCTGTCTCTGAAAAAAATAGTGATTTTTTAGTGTGCCTTTTCGCGTTTTCTAATCTTGTCATTGTAGACTGTTCTTTAATTTGTACTCCTTGGTTCTCCTTCTTCTTGTCCTCCTCCTCCTCCTCTTCTCCCTTCACTTGAACAAATGTTTCCTTTCTTTTCTGGTTCTGGTTCTGCTTTTGGTTAAGTATAAGACTTGACACATCATTTTGAAGCTTAGGCTGTGACGGCGCAGTCCTTTCGGGTAAATGTATACCAAATTCAGATTTCGTGTTTCTTCCTCTTCCTCTACCAAAAACTTGATGTCTTGTAGGCAATGTGTCGATTGATGGATTACCAACATTCATCTTTGATTCTCTACTCTCCTTTACAGGTTGCTTTTCCTCCAAACTTGTCGGTCTGTTGGGTTCAATCGAAATAGATTGCAAGTTCGAGGATGCCTTTCCTATTCTCGAATCAAGCTTTCTAGCAGCTTCAACTTCGGAATTAAATGATTTTGCGTTCTCAACGCCTTGACCCGAAAACTGATTGTGCGGCCTTGTCTTCACGGTCGGTCGTCTAGCGTCCTCTACGCTTGGCTTCTGTCCGCTCGATCCGACAAGAGCTGATGCGCCCTTAAAAACGGCCAAGCCTAATTTTCTAATAAATCCTTCCCCTTGTTTTCGTGTCTCAAAGCCAATTTTACCGGAAACACGATCGGACATGGCAGACTGCTCAATCATTTGCAGAGTCAATCGGCCTAATGCAAGAATGCTCTTGTCTTCCGTAACTAAATGTTGTTCGATTGACGGACTTTCCATTCGCGCCGTCATGACTTGACTATATCCTCTAAGGTGCATGAGAATGCGTCCGATTGCAGTTGCAATCAACTCGTTCTTTTGTGCCTTTTGCGAATCGGATTTATCAGTAAAGGAACTTGAGAGAAGACCTCCAACTCCGGTGCAGTTTTGAATTGCTCGTGAGCCGATGTTTTTGGCGATAATGTCGTTCTTGCGTGCATCCTCTACACTGTGTCCAGAAGGTAACGTGAGGCCAATGTCAACAAACACCTTTCCTAAATGTGCTGCTAAGATTTTGACTTCTTCGCGAGCTGCGGGCTCCACTATAGTTTTCTTCGCACTTGATTCGTTTGACTGCTCTGGCGTAGGCACCATCACTTTTTGCATTTCTTTCAAAATAAGTACTTGTCCATTCTTCTTGGATTCTTCGGCCTTAGTCAATGATGCAGTTGACAAAACGAGGTCCAGATCAGTTCCCACGATTCGTAAAAATAGTTTGCCAATTTCGAGCGTCAAATCGTCCCTCTTTGAAATGGTTTCATGAATAACGTCCTTCCCTCTTGCCTTCTTAGCAAAGTCAGTGACCTCTGGTTGAGCTGGCGCGTTTGCGCGCTTGCTCTCCTCGTGTTTACTTGGAGTAATAACAGCAGGCTGCTGAGCTTGCCTCTCCGCAAACTGCGAACTCACTGCTGTTGAGCGTTTTAAGACACCATGATTTTGTCTCGCGTCATGTGAAACAGTTAATGGGAATCGAACATGTTTTGACGAATTTAAATTATTTTGCGAAGCCCTGAACGCCTGCGCGTCCGTCTTTACATTCCGATATCCCTCGGGATCCAAATCAGCATCTCCGTCCATCTTCATTGCCGACTTTGCAACGACCTTTGCCTTTTCCATAAGCTTTTCCCTAATTTCGTTGCTAAGCTTTAGCTGATTCTCGTTTAAATTCAAAGCCTGGTCTACATTTTCATCTTCAACAACCTCAATCTCGCGTCTTTCTACGCCGTCGGACGGTCCACGTCCCATCAACACTTCCCTATACTTTTTACGAAGAGCTGAAGAATCCATCAAAAAGTCCCCTTCTGCCTTGACTCTCTTGGCCTTTTCTTCAGTTTGATCTGGCCATAACTTTAGAGACTTGACAGGTTCTCCAGGAATTGAATGATTAAGTTGCATGGGGTTTAATTTTGGTAAATCCATTTCTCCTTTCTCCTTTCTCCTTTCTCCTTTCTCCTTTTTCCTTTCTTCTTTATGTACAATATACTTTTAATTAACAATTTCAACTTCATCCTCAAGAACATCCACCGCGTCCCATACCTTAAAGTATGTGGCCCAAAAGATCGGACTCCTGTCACACACATTACCTAAGTGTCCAGAAGCAAAAAGTTCGACTGCACGCGCCGTTTGGTCTTGCGCAAAAAGAATTTCTTCGTACGGAGCGCCAGCGAGCTCGGCTGCATCCCTCCACCATTGAAATGCTTGTTGCGAAGCATATATTTGGTCGATTGGGTTTCCGTCTTCGTCTTCGCTGTCTGCAAATTTCCAAGCGCATTCAATCATTTCCTCGCGAGTAAACAGAACGTAATGACCCGGGTCTTCAATTTCTGATTGAAACGAAATTGAACTTATGTCTGAAATAACGTCGTCTGCTTCGTAATTGTAAACGTCGTTAAGTTCAGACCCGCTCATTGACTCAAGTTCAGACATTTGAATCATATTTGTTTTTTTAAAGTAGAAAAAGAGAATGACTCTTGCAACAAGATACGAAGTAAAAGATATTGAAATAAGACACAAAAACTTTCTCAATGCACAACTAATGCGTCGTGAATTATTTTGGACGGAAGCAATCAACAGATTAACACCTCCAATATTTACACAATGTCATGAAAATTGTGTACCTCGCGAATTAAATTTAAAAACATTTAATGCTTTTGATCCATGGGGAGGAGTTGACGTGTGTGAAAATTTTATGATTAATGTTTTTATAATGATTGAAACAAACAACACTAACACTAACACTAACAATGCACACCACAACGATGACAGTGGACTTACAAATGTAATTTGTTTGGTTAACAGCAGCACAAGCAGCACTGTAAACACAAACACAAATGGAAACAAATATATTTATTGTCTAGAATACGCAAACGCAAACCAAACTCTTAAAGACGCTATTGAAAGCAAGTCCATTTCCACATCTCTTCACATTTCACTACTATTAGAGAATGCTGGATTTCATAAAGCGTGGGCAAAAAGACATAGTTCAACTCCATCTCTATTTTTCTGGAGAATGTGTGATTGAAAGAAAATAAATGGCGGATAATTGTATATGTGTAGATATTAGAGACAGTGTAATATCTGGAAAGGGTGTGTTTGCTTTAAATAGCATTAAGAAGGGTCAGATATTAGGATGTTATGAAGGTGAACAATTAACATTAAAAGAATTTAACAATAGATATCCTTTTGACAATTCGGTTTACGTGTTAGATATTGGAGATGGACTTTTTATTGACGCACGAGATCCAGAAAAAAGTAACTTTGCAAGATACATAAACTCTCCTCATGGAACAACTAAAAAACCTAATGTTGTGTTTTTAAAAAAGGGAATTATCGCTGCATTAAAGAGAATACAAAAGGACGAAGAATTGCTTGTTTCATACGGGCGGAAATACTACTGGAATTAAGAAGGCAGCCACCCGTACCAACCAATACTTTTACAATAATAATTAAGCGAACTAAATTTTGGGTTGCAAAATTTTTGAAGTGAAAATTCTTCATTTGATTCATAATGAGGAATTACAAACTGTGGAAAAATTCCGATTGAAAGTTTCTTTCTTTTCCATAAAAAATCAGACAGAGTTCCGTAATCCGTTGAAGTAACGAGTTCATCCCAAAAAGATTTTCGAAATGCGATTCCCCCGCCATACACAACCTTATTAAGTTTGCAAGCCTCGCCTTTTTCGCATGGATAGGTTATCAAATTTTTGTAACTCCATAAAGACGCATCGTCACTCAAGGGAGCAAATCCAAGATAATAAAAATCTGAGAAAGGAGTTGTTGGTGCAATTAATACATGTATAAGTTTTTTCCACGAGCAAAGAACTCGAATGGGTCCAGTAAACAGAAAGAACATATCGTTTACTTTGCATTCCTCAGCATAAGCGCTCAACAAAAGTCGAATTGCTTGCATTTCAGTTTGAGGACTCGCGCTCTTAAAATACATTTTAGAGTCATGATGAATGAATGGATACGCATTATGTTTAATGTCAATAAAGTCCTCAATCCGGTTCCCAACGCAAAAGATGGAGTATCGTTTGATGGTGGAAACCGTGTTATTGTTGTTTTCAGGAACTATCAGATAATTTTCAATCAAACAAGTTTTGTCATTATTGCAAAAAATAGCATAGTTTGCAAAAAACATTGTAGAAAATCGCTCAAAGACGAATGGAAGCAACGGGTAAAATGGTTTTCCCCAAATTGTAAATAAATCTTGTTTTGACAATTTTCCTGCTGGATAAAATGCATCAACAGAAAAAATGTCCATCTTTTCCTTTGCAATTTTTAACAATTGACGATGCCACGCAATGTAATCAATCATTAATGTTGGCCTGCACATCCAATAGTTCGAAGCACACTCGACAACTTCATTGTGGATTGGATGACTAGACAAGCCAGTTCTTTCTTTTAAATAAGTCCACGCCAAGCCAAAATAGTCTCCGTGATTACTGATTCCAGAATTCAAAGCACTGCGATTCTTGTGCACAAAAAACGGAACAAAGTCAAAATTGCATTTGTTCTCAAATGCATCTTGAACACTCTTTATAGAAATCTTCTTTTCAAAATTACACGATAATGTGCCAACGAAATCAGCCGTTTTCCACTCTTCTTGTCTTTCTTTTTCACCCAAGAGTTCGTAGACTTCATTTTCAAAAATTGGAATGTCTTTATTTAAGGGAGGCATTAAAATGGGAATCGCCCATTCAAACCCTTTGTATTTTTGTTTCGTTATATCTAAAGCTTCGGGATTTGGACAAAGAATATAAAGAATAATTTTCATTTCTTTTAATCACCCACTATTTATTTAGAAGAAAGAGTCTGCAAAATCTTTCCAAGTGAACTCTTTCCTTCGACCATGACTTGCTTGCCCTTGCGTACTTCCCGAAAGCAATGAATACTTTCTTGAATTGCTGTAATAAATTCGCGCAACTCGCATCCTTGCATTTCGTTACAGAGGTATCCAATAATTTCTTCACATAAGCTGTGGCTATTAATGTCCTTTCTTTGATTGTCCTTTTCTTGTTCCGCTGCAGAAATAAACATCTTTCCATTGACGATTAAGTGAGAAAGCGAGTGCATAAAAAAATTTGTTTCGTCAATTGTTGAAGCACACTTAATTTCGGATGCAGGATCTGCTGAAGAAGAAGAAAGACTTAGAAGAAGCGCTTCCAGTTGTTTGCGCCCGGCGTCAATGCTCTCGTTTTCCTCGTTCCACAAGACTTCCATGGCCATAATTTTTCCAATTAACGAATCAGGAAGATCTTCATTCACCTTTGTTGAATGCCTCGAAATTTCTTGACAAGACCAGAATGAATCCAAAAGCGAGTCAGCGTGATTGTAAAGAGTTAGCATTCTCTTCTTACGAAAAAAATCAATCTCGTTTGAAGAATGTGCATCAAAAAAAAGAAATGTTTTTGCGTATAAATCCTGAAATGAATCGGCGCAGGCTCCCAACTGGTTGAGTAATGGCGTAAAGTTCTTGAAACCGTTATCAGGAAGCGATGAAAATGCTGCAGTCACTTTATTGTGCGCCAAGGCAAAACGGTCAGGTGTCAAGCTTGTGACTTCATTGTGTTTTAATTTTGAAGACTTTCCTTCGTCCCCGACAACAATTGGATCAAAAAGATCAAAGACAATGTCAAGAAGGTTCTTCTTGAAACTATCGTTGTCAGATTCCATTAAAGAAATGAAGCAGCAAACATTTAAAAGAGCGAAATTTTTTACTGCGAGAAAGACTCCATCTGCCATGGATGCCGGAACGGTTGGAATGAAAACTGCGCCGGAAACTGGAATAACACTGTTCTTATCAAGAAGCATCAACGTTTCTCTTTTCAAAACATTGAGCGAAGAAATTTCCAAGGCAAGATCTGGTGATGTTTTGCCCATTGCTAGCGTAATCTTCCCTCCAATTCTTTGCTGTTCCACAACGTGATCGAGAAAGGATTGAAGATTGACGTTGCCCATTTTTCCGCTTGACGAAAAACCGCGGACAACTCGATTTCTTAGCCACGACAGGGCGCGGAAGCGCGATTCGACCTTCCAACAAAGAAGACCCATAAAAACATCATTTCTAGGAAGTTGAAGAGCATGTCCACTTGCCATATTCGCTGAAAAGTTTTTATAATGCGAGTGAAGATATCCCCGAGCCAGTCCGACGTCGCTGCAAATGGAGCGAAGGATTGATTGCCCAACGACGAGCCAAGCAGGAAATTCCTCATCCTTTTTTTCCCGAAGCGAAGAAACCACGTAATTCTGCAATACTTGCAGAATTTTTTCCGCCTTGGTCGTTGTCGCGCAAAGGTCGACGAGAACTCTTGCCTCCTCAACATTTGTGTCCAATCCCTCCTTCTTATTCCATTTGATGTTAGGATTAGCATTAGAATTAAAATTAGAAGAAAATGTAACGAGCTCTTCTTCCAAATCGGAAATAATCTTTTGCGACTTGGCGTACTCGGCTCGTAACGTCTTAAACTCCTTATTCTTAACATTTTGATGTTGAGGAGGAGGTTTCTTGGCCGCCACGAATGCTTTTTGGCTTTGAAGAGATTGAAACTTGGTTTCAAGTTCCTGATACTTACTTTTAAATTCCTCTTTTTCATCAAAATAAGAAGAAGATTCAATTTTGAGTGCGGAAAAAATACTTTTTAGAGATTTTATCTCACGTCTTAATTCTGCATCTAATCCTGTAAGCTGTCTGTACTTGGACTCTAAAATCTCATATTTCTGTTGCGTTTCGCTGCCCTTTTTTTCAGATTCTGCTTTTTCGTACCGAATCGCCAAAATTTGTTCCTTAAGAGCTAAATTCTCATCTATAACAATCTTAAAATTGTGTTCGCATTGTTCAGTCTTCTCCTTGTATTCCTTGTATTGAGTTGTCAAATCTTGTAATTCCTTGGATTTTAAGTCAAATTTGAAAGTAATAGCTTTCACTTCGGCTTCATACTCTCTTGTCTTTACCTCCAAAATAGACTTTAAACCCTGAGAATACGATTCATATTGAGTTTTAGTTTGATCCAAAGAAGCTTGAAAGTTTTGATGCTGAATAATAGAGACATAGCTGGTCCAACTTTGCATTTGGAGAGGAAGTCGAAGAGTTTCAATATACGTTGAAAATTCAAAAAAAGCATGTTGAATTGAATGTAAAGTAAAACGTTCTTCGCACGCCGCAACAGGAGTAAATGGTCGAATGACGTACCAAAACATAAGAAATTTAGCAATGACCAGTTGATTAGGCGTTTCCGTTCCACAATACTGAAACATTTGTGGATGAACGTTTTTAAAGTAAAGTAAATGGTCATTCATAATTTTTTCAAAAAAGGCAATTGAGGTTGGAACTTTTGCGGCCAGATCGCTTGCACATTGAGACATTTTCATCTCGTCATTTGCACCTCCGCTTTTGACGAGTTCCTGAAAACAAATTAATTCATTTGCTGTTAGTCTCAAATTTGTATCCATGCACATTTGAAGTCCACGCAATCCGCCCTTTCCTCCTCCTCCTACGCCAGACTCTGCCATTGCACAAACACTACGCCGTATGCGCAAGACATGCAGCTATGTTTTCTATGAAGGAAAACCAAAGTTTTGTGTTTGACATAATTTTGCTTATTGCATTTATTTCCAAATTTAAATTAAATTTTTTTAAAAGCATAAATAAGATAACATAAACATAAGAAAAGGAAATGGATAAAAAGGTGGAAGAGAAGGAGGAGAAGGAGGAGAAGGAGGTGAAGGAGGCGAAGAAGAAGGAGGAGAAGGAGAAAGAGTTGAAGGAAGAGAAGGAGGAAACAGAAATAAATAATTGCTCAATATGTTGTTGTGAAATAACTTTACAAACCGGAAATTCTTCGCTATCCTGCCAACATTCATTTCACTTAAAGTGTATTAGTCGATGGCTTTCTAAAAACAATTCTTGTCCTTGCTGCAGAAATCAAGTGTCTCTTGAATTTGAAAATGTGCGTTGCTTACATAATGAAGAAAATGGAGAGCGAGATGAAGCAAGAGACGAATTAAATGAAAGAATTGACGAATTAGATAATCATGAAAATGAAGGGAATGAAGGGAATGAAGGGGATGAAGGGGATGATGGAATATATAACGATGAAGATTTTGGAGGTCTTATAATGATTTCAATCGGAGGACTCAAAGAATTGGGAGCATTTTATTGTCGAGCTTGTTTTGATGATAATGATGAAAATGAAAATGACGAAAGAAATAAATTATTGGAAGAATTTAACGCAAAATTAACGCAAGATTTTTTTGATAATTTTTGCGGTGGCGCTACAATATCTGTCCGATTTGATTCAAGAAACGTCTTACCATTTACTCAACAACATTTTTCACATTGTTTTATAAAATACTATCCGACGTATCTTTTTTTCTTGGGATTCTTCTGCAAATCTGCAAAAATAAATTTTTTCTGGAATCTATGGGAAAGAATACGAGTGCGACAAAACTCACTTGGATTGTTTCAGAATGATTTTAGCATTAATTCAAGTTTTATTTTGAGCGTTATTCGCGACCACAATCTTATTTTGTCAGCGCCGCAAACATCATTTGTAAATTATTTGATAAGTCCTTACAGAGAGCGAGGATTAAATTTTTTACTTTCACAAGATTCAACGACGACAATAATTACTAGCTTCGTGGCACATGAAGGTGATTTTTTGAGTAGGGTGGCGAACGATGAAATAATGGGTGTTTAACTAATGCCGTTTCAATGAAGACGACCGAGACTTTTTCGCTACTTTTTTTACGGACTTGCCGCCTCCTAGGCCGCCACCGCTTGCGCCCCCTCCATTTTTACGACCAACGATTGCACCACGTTGACTATCTTGTAAACGTTTTTGTGCAGTTGCTGCGTCAACAATTTTCTGGTATCGAGCCGCGAGTGCAAGTACGCCTTTAGCAGCTTCTTCCGGAAGAACATTTTGAACTTGCTCTGCTTTAACCTCCTTCAGCAAAATTCTTTGATCAAGAACAACCATTGATCTGTTTACAATTGCGATTGCTCTGCTACCTGTTGCTTGAAGTATTGCTTCATTTTCTCCTGAAGCATTATCATCCTCATCCTCGCTTGATTCAGATGCCAAAACCAAATTACCAGAAAGGGCTGAAGAGGCAGCCGAAGAAGCTGATGTGACCAATGCAAGCGCTGCAGACGGCGCTGAAGCCACCAAAGCAACAGCTGCAGACGGGACGGACGAAACTAATGCAACTGCTGACGGGACAACTGCTGACGGGGCAGAAGACGCAACCACTGGTTCTTCGTCTAGCAATAATAAAAGGCCTGCGGAACTTTTCGCTTCCGCTTCCGCTTCTGAACTTAACCCCAACATGGCCTCATTTACGTCTGCTAGTGCCAATTGCTGTTCTTTAGATGAAGCAACATCTAAAATCTGAGGAGGACATCTACGACTCAATTTTTGCAGCATGAGAGAGACAAAAAAATATACCATTAAAGATAATAGTTCCAAAATTTGTACAGGCGTAACCCCTCCCTGTATTTGTATTTGTATTTGTTGAAGCTGCTGCCTTCTCAATGAAGGATTCTGTAAATCAAATCCATTTGCGCGTGAAACTTTTTTTAAATATTTAAATGTGTCATTTGGCGGAATTCCGTATTGTCTGTAAAAACCGTTTAAAAGTTGTTGAACAACCATTTGCCTTTTGTCTTTTCTTTTCTACACTTCATTAATTTTCACACTTCAAGGCAATGTAAAGATTTATAGTAAAGGCAAAGATTAGCCATGCGATATACGTATAAAACCAATTATTTAATGTATGGTAACCATCCAGCTCCAGGCGTCTTGAAGTATCAAACGCGACTCCAATCATGACTGCTATCACGGCAAGCCCGGCCTTTGAATTGAAATAGAAAATTGGTATCCAAGCCAAATTCAGAATGAGTCCAATAATTAATGAACCTCGGGAAGACTCTGACTTCCAAGTTTTATTCAAGATTATAATGTACAGAGTATACAAGAAAGTCCAAACAATAGGAAAAACAAATTTGGGAGGCTGCCACGGAGCTCTTGTGCATTTATCAAACATTGTACTTAAGAAAAACCCTTTCTTTGCTTCTGCTTGTTTTGGCTCCGCGCCTACTTTCATTGTTTGTCCTTCCGCCCCACCCTTCATAAAAACTCCTTCTGCTCCACCCTTTATTAAGAAGCCTTCTTCAGCTATATCTAATGAGACTTTCGGTTGCTCAATAACTTGTATTTCTGAGTTGGTGGAATCGTTAATCAGTTCTGTCGTAGTATCATGAATCGCAACAACAACTGAATCAGAAAGAGATGCAAGGTTTTCATGGTTAGGCATAATCGCGTCCTCTCCGTAACCGGAGAAGGACATGGGAACTCTATTTATGTAACTCATTTCTTTTTTTTTTATTATGTAGAGTTCAGTTTTAATCAACAAGAACAAATTGTAAAAAAAAGAAGAAAGAAATAAATGGGAATTACTTCGAAAATTTTGGTATTTGTAACGTTTCTTTTTTGGATTGTACTCGTGGGCTTTATTGACACTCTTAAACGAGTTGAGCCCTTTTTGAAGCCCGCATGGAGCGTTCCGCTCTTAAAAAATTACGACCCTAAAAATGGCGATATTTTGCTTGTGCATTATGTTGGTCATGGTCTTCACGGCATACCTATAGCCGAAGCGTATCCAACGCATACAGCGTTTGTTTACGTTGCAAAGGATGGAAAAGCATATGCGCTAGAGGCAACGCGCTTTGTGGCACCAGAACAGCCAAACGTTTTTTCACAAACAGTACATAAAGTTTCGGGCATTCGCATGGTTCCATTAGCCCATTTCATTAACGCGGTTGACTCAGTCATTTATTTGAGGCAGATTGAGAACGGTCATATTTCTTCAGAAGCTGTGGAGGAATGTTTAGACTGGGCTTCGACATTAGACTTTGAAACGCGAATAATTGACTCAATGACGTACGATGTAACTGTTGCGATTGGATTTCGCCTTGTTTGGCCGGAAACATCTAAATTGTGCACAAAAACCTCTAAATTGTTTGAAACCGAAAGGAGACATCAACAAGTGTTTTGTTCTGAGTTCGTTTCTAGACTTTTATCAAAAGTGGGAGCTCTACAGGAAACATTTATTAACCATTACTTGATGAGCCCTGCTTCATATCTTTTTTCAATTTCTTCAAGCACTCATCTTGCTTCGAAAGAAATTGTAACCCCGAATTTGGAGTCAATAGCGAACAAAGGTTTTAGTTGGAAGCCCGATCAAATGTTGGTTAGAACAGGACGTGACAAGGAAATTTTATAACACTGAGAAAAACGCACATTTAAAATTCTTATTACATAAAAGAAAAAGCAATTATCTCGTTTCAATATTTTAAGAAAAAAAAGTTGAAATGAACGTAGGAAAAAAAGATGAAATGTCCGACAATCCTTATGTTGCGGTTTTGCTGTCGCTTTCGTCATTTTTTGTAATCCTCGCTATCATCATCGGTCCCATCCCGAACGCCCTGACAAATTGCGAAAAGCACCAAAATCTTTGCGCGCAACGCAAGAATCTTTTTGCAACTCTGATGTACTGGGCGCTTGGTTTCCTTGTTGTGTACTCATTCAGTACTGGCACGGTCTTTCAGTCCGTCAAGCAGCTGTCTTCAGTTCCGCTCACGTCTGGAAAGCAGGTTATTGCTGTAGCCACGGCCGCATTGAAGCAGGGCATGGCGTCTGCCACGGCTGCCGCCAAGGACGTTATGGGCACGGCAACGCAGGCTGCTGGGTCAGTGAAGAGTCCCGCGTCGGTTCCCGCTGCGAGCGCCGCGGCGGTTCCCGCTGCGATGTAAAAGGTAACTAACACAAATTTACGATAAAACGTCATAGGCAAAAACAAAGGCATAGGCAAAAAGGCAAAAAGGCAAAGAAAGAAGTTGAAATCAATAACCCTAAAACATCTCCTCTTCGTAATCCCTCCCACCCCACGTTCCAAAAAGTGACCAGATTTCATTATCATCATACATACTTTTTTTTTTCAAAATGTCTTTCAAATGACCGCGCGAAGCAAGCTTTGCTGTCATACCTGAATAGTCACACTTTTCAATATCAGCTTCTTTTGAAATCAAATACTCTGCAATCTCTTCACGATTGTGTAAGCAAGCATAAATTAGGGGAGTGCGTCCGAGTGCGTCGGGAGCATCAATATCTGCATTTTCATTTACTAGAAGCTGTACGGCTTCTAGATTGTTTGCCTTAACGGCAGCAAGCAATGGTGTGCGCTTATAGCTCGTAGAGTCGCTTACATTAACGCGGGCATTCCTTACAAGCAAAAACTTTGTTATTTGATGACTTTGATTTTTATTTTGACTTACAGATAAGGCAATTGCACTTTTTCCTTTCAAATTCGTATGATTTACGGAAACTCCAGCATCTATCGCTTCCATAACACCTTTTAAATCTCCACTCTCGATGTTTCTCAAAAGACAATCTGGATCCTGCTGTTTTGATCGAACCCAATCCGTTGACCTTTTTAGAAGATCGTTTTGAGTCATTTCATTATTAATCAGTGACGCTTGCCAAACATCAATTGCGTATCCATTTGCAGACACAATCGGCATGTTTTTTAAGAAATAGTGTTGCTCAGTTAACTCTTGCCTCATTTTATTGATAAATTTTTTTAAATTAATTAAAATATTTATTTACTATAAAAAACTTTGAAATACCTTTCCAATATTACTAAAAGCACCTGATTGTGCGCTTGAATATAAGTAATACGATAGGACTACAAAGAGCAACATGTATACACCAGTTATGATTACTTTTTGAACAATGTAGTTTCCTAGATCTTTATAAAGAGTTTGCAAATTCTTTGCCTTTTGCTTAATTAGATTAACTTGAGGAACAACTTTGTCATCGATAGCACGGTTGATGCTATCTGCTACTGCATTGTCTAAATCACTCCCCAGGTTCCATTGACCATTTCCAACGGTATTGCAAAAACCCGGACCTGTCATTTGATTTTAGATTTCTTTTTCTTCATTTCAAATTCGTTTTTCTTGTGATAAACAAAAACAAAAACTTGGAAGATTGACAATGGGTTGGGAAAATGATTTGAACGTGGCAGGTTGTTGGCTTCCTGTGCAGTCCTGGTCGGACAGTATTGTGTCAGCTTCTTCGAGTTTGACATATGATGTAACATGCGGAATCTTGGACGTTACAGTTCTTCCCGAACTTTTAGTAGCAAATACGGTTCTTACTGGCGTCTTAGACGCGTCTACATCAGCTATTAATAGCTTTTATTCTACAGTAAACTCAAGCAGAATTGCTAAATTAATTGGAAAGGTGCTTTTGGTTCTTCTGTGTTTAATGGCGTTTGCGGCGGCAGCTGCTTAAGTTTATGTTTATTCTATCTCATTTTCAATCTTCCTCCCCCAAACCCTCGCCTCCAGCAAACACGTTTTTTTTGGGAAAAGAAGAAGAAGAAGAAGAGGAAGAAGAAGGAGGACGTCCTCTCTTGGCCTTTCCTTTTCCTTTTTCAGACAAAAGCTCCTCCTTAATTCCACTCACCGCACTTACATTCCGAACCAAGATAAAAAATTGTAGCAATTGTTTAGGTGTCAAGACCGACATATCAATCTCAAATTCTCCTTCTGATGGCACTGGAAACACCTTTTCCATCTTGACATTCGCAACCAATTGAGACATTTGCGTCTCACTTAAAGATTCAATCATCTTAGGCAATGCCAATTTGTCATCCTCCGTAAGTTCAGTTTTGTTCTTCATTAAAGAGGAGGAAGAGGAAGAGGAAGAAGAGGAAGAGGAAGAAGAGGAAGAGGAAGAAGAGGAAGAGGAAGAGGAAGAAGAGGAAGAGGAAGAAGAGGAAGAAGGAAGACTTGATCTGGGTCTTGGCCCTAATCTTGGAGGAGCGGCATTGTATTGAACCATGGAGACGAGAGCAATTGGTGATTCACCAAGAGAAATTCCCTTTTCCTTTTCAAGCCTTGCAATTCGTTCCGAAAACATTCTTAGAGAATTTTCGTACTTGAGCTGATTTATTCTCTCTTTAAATTCGTAATCGTCAATTTTTGACTGCAAGGCAGAAATGGAAGACATGGCTTGCGCTTGAAATCCAGTAAATGAAGCCATATTTTTTACCACGCTTTGCATTAAATGAGTCATGGATCGAAGATTAGAACTTAATTCTTCTCTCGACATTGTTTCTAAAGACTCTTGTTCTGGTGCAGCCCCTGCCGCAGGTAAAGAAGAGGAAGAAGAGGAAGAAGAGGAGGAAGAAGAGGAAGAAGAAGAGGAAGAAGAAGAGGAAGAAGAAGAGGAAGATGAAGATGCTTGAGAAATGATCGAAGACAATTCTTGACTCAACATGATTCTCTGCATGTCGAGATTGTCTTTCCTTTCAATTTCTTGTTCTTGCAATCGCATCTTCTTTTTCTGTTTTTTTTGTAAAGTTTCCAAGTGAAAGGCATCAACTGGTCCCAAGACTGGCCGAACAATACCTACTTTGGGTTCATACGTTTTTGTTAACCAAAACCGCAAAGTGACCGGGTGGAAAGAGCCAAGAAGACGAAAGCGCCCAACCTCATTTTTGCCTGCACCCTCAAGTCCGAGGAGTCCGATACGCGATGCTTCAATAGGCAAGCAACAGGTTTCATCAGAAGATGGTGTATCTGTCAAGACTAAACGCGCAGTTTCAGAAATGTGACGTACGGAGGAAGAAGAAGGAGAAGAAGAAGAAGAAGCAAGATCAAATTTACCTGAAACGTTCAGTGTTTGTTTGCAAGTTGAAAAAGACGACGCGATGGAGCACCCTAATTCTGACTGCAAAAAGAAGACGTCACCAAGATCAAGATCGAACGACTTTTCGTCAAACTCACCCTCATCAATCATCCACTTTCCTTTAAAAACAATGCGGTCAAATTCGTTCGATACAAGTCCGACAAGTCGAATAAAGGCCAATGAAGACATTTACGACCCGCCACTTGGCAGGTTGGTCAAATGCAACAAATACTAAGCACCAACCAAACTGCTGATACGCGTGCGTGCATGAAGAAAAAAAAACAATTTTGAAATGTATTATTGGGGATCAAACAAATAATTATTTAAATTAATTAAATTTACAAAATGTCTGATTCAATTAAGTGCAAGCTAATAAACCTGAAGGAGGATTTGAATGTGTTCTTATTGAACAGGGCAGTAAATTTTTCCATTTCTCAGACAGCTGTAAGAACAGACCTCGAGGAATGTCTTGAATTTTTAAAAACTCAAATTGGAGTGATTCAGGAAGCTCGCACTTTAAAAATGAGCGAGAATACAGTGAAAGAATGTTGCATTCGAATTGAGCGAGTTCGAAGTTTGAGGTTATCTGCAAATTCGCATAAAAAGCTCTTAAAATTATGTGAAGCATATGCTGCTAGAGCTTTAATTCTCCATTCCTCATTTGGAAAGCCGTTTCCTGAAAAAAATGAGGAAAACATCAAGTCTCAAGTTCAAATTTGTAAAGCTCAAGAAGATGTTAATGACAAGAGAATATTACAAGTGTCAGAGGATGATTGTTTAAAAATTATGAATGAATGGAAAATATTATTAAAAGACTTGCGAAATGCGGACAGAGTGGAAAATGCATCTTTTTTTTTTGAGGAAGAGTACCATAGTCTAAAATGCAGAGTGAAAAAATATGAAAATGACCTTATTCTTTTACGGCACAAGAATGAATACAGGGACTTGATCTACATGGAGTTTTACAATCTTCGGAAGAGTGTAAAGCTGGTATCCAAAGACCTTATTGACAATTCTGAAAATTACGCGTTTTATGACGACATTAACAAGACGGAAGCGACCTTGCGTCAAAATATTCAAGAAATATACGATTTGCATCCATCTCTTTTAAATACAAATTTAAAGAAAACTCTTTCTGCTGCTTCTCCTCCTGCTTCTGCTTTATCTCCTGCTTCTTCTTCTGCTTCTTCTTTGTCTGCTTCTGCTTCTTCGTCTTCTACTTTAATGACGTCAAGTATTGATGGATTTGTGAAGAGAGGAGGGCCGAAATATTGCCCAGGTTACGGATTACATAAAATTCATCTTTGTTCGCCAAAAACAAAATTTTTTCCTTGTGGAGTTGACAAGGTAGAACGTTGTCTTGAATGCCACGAGCAAGCCATGAGAGAATATGGTGGACGAATTCAAATTGCAAAATTCAAGAAACTAAGTACATCTGAAAAAAATTCTGAGCCCGTAAAATTCAAATTAAAATGTTAAAGAAGAAAAAAGAAAAAAATGGCAGATCAAGGGTTTGGCTTGTCGTTTTTCCAAGCAGCTCCGGCTGCACCTGCTCGAGGAGTTGGATTTGCAACAACTGCCCGATCTCTCAGTGGTTCGGTTTATGCTCCGACAAAACCCGGGGATGGTCAGGGAGCTAAGTACTATGCTCAAACTGCACCAATGCCTCAGAGTGTTTATGGTCAGCCGGTTGCGCAGGCACAATCGCAATTTTGGAGCACTGGAGCAGAAAAACAAGCAGCTCAACAAGAAGTTGCTGGACAAGGAGGCTCATATTATTATCAAGCATCACCTTCCTTTGCTCAACCTCTACAAAATATGAATCAAAATGTGGAAATGTCGAGAAATTACATTGGTGGACAAACAGGAAGGCAAATGGCTCAAGCATATAATTCCCAGCCAGCTTATAATCCTAGCGCGGGTGGTGGATATGGTGCGGGTGCTGGGAGTGGCGGCTTTGGCGGTTTTGGAAGCGGAGGTGTTGGCGGTTTTGGAAGCGGAGGTGTTGGCGGCTTTGGTGGTTTTGGAAGCGGTGGCGGTAAAGGAGGTGGAGGATTTGGTTTTTATGGAGGACAGAAACGCACTCGTAAAGTTCCAAAAAGTAGTAGGAGTACTAGAAGAAGTAAGAGTAGACGCAATCGTAGTCGTCGTAGTCGCAACTTGTCGATGAAGAAAAGGCGTCATAGCCCCCGCAAATCTTCGTAATTCGTAAGAACTAAATGTTTCAAAATTTAGTAGTTCGCTTCCCTATGTTTTCTAACTACAAGAAATAAATGGATGATAAAATAGACAAAAACGCAATAAAGAATCTTCCTACAGAAGTTGCTAGAAAAGAGGCATCTACTTGGATTAAAAAGTTAATTTCTAAATCGCAACATTCTCCGCCAGCATTAACAAAAAATGGAGGATTTGAACAGCAAAGTGCCGTCGCAACCACCGAATCTGTCACATACCACGTCAGTAGGCAAAGAAAATCATCAGAACCACACACATCATCTCCAGAAAGACAGGGCGTGGCAAGAAGAGCTTCTAGGAGCATTTCTCCCACAAGTCCAGGAAGAGAAAGAAGTGGATCCACACTTTCCCAAGCAGGACACGCAAGCACAATCGCAAGCTCAAGCGCAAACGCAAGCAACACTGGAAGAGGAAAGCACAAAAAGTAAGATTATTGTTTTCAGTGATTCAAACGCAAATGAAAAAAGAATAGGATATATTATAAAATTGTCTGTTATAGTCAGTCTGTTTACTGCCATTCTGCTATGGTTCTTTGAGCCATCGTTTGTTCAATCTGTCAATACTCAGCATCTTCTTAGTACAGGAACAGGAGGAGCAGGAGGAGGAGACGAGAAAGATGTTTTTTTCGACGTAAACGGAGATGTTTACGTTTCGTCACGTTCTAAAATTATATTCTGGTCTTTTTTATCCGGAGTGTTCGCGTTCATGGTACTCTACTCCATTCCTCATTCTTCTTCTTTTTCTTAATTCATTTATTCAAAGGAACAATTAAAAAAAAGAAAGATGGATACAATAACTGCATCTGAAATGCTAGAAGAGTTTCGGCTTATGGAAGGAACTCTATTTCAAGACGAGGAGGCAAAGCTTTTTTACCTTGATGTTAAAGGTGTGGTTCTCGATTCTCTTGTAGCTGCCTGGGATAAATTTTCTGCATCAGATGTTCTTTTCCAAACTGCACTTGATCGATATTATGCGTGGGAAGGTGCCGTTGGTCACGAAGAAGTCGAACGGTGCATGTCGGATGTGAATAATGTTTGCGAGCGCCATTTCCATGTAGCAGTTTTCTACTCCAGGCAGCTCTACGGAAATGAAGACTTTAATCAAAAAATTGTAATTGCAAAACCAAAAATTGAGGTCTTGCTGAAAACATTATTCAGACGTTTAGTAAGAAATTTGCATGTCAAGTCGGGTGCATTCTTTTCATTTGATCCCATGAAGCAAGACTTCATTGTAAGAGACGCATTTCGTCAGGCCCTTGCAGAAAGCATAAAAGTTGTTGACATTGCTACAAACACAAAAAAGGTAGTGTCTGTCAATGAGAATGATGATGATCAGGCACTTAAGGGAAAAAATGAAGAAACTTTGTCTACACACTCTACTCTTTCAAAAAGGGAAAAAAAGGACAATGAAGAAAGGGAAAGGGAAGAAAAAGAAAGAGAAAGAGAACAAAGGGAAAACGAAGAAAGTGGAAACAAAGAAAGGGAAAGGGAAGAAAAAGAAAAAGAAAGAGAACAAGAACGCATGAAATTAGAAGAAGAGAAACTTGAACAAGAAGAAGAACGCGTTAAACAAGAATTATATAAGCAAGAAGATAAGGAAGAGCAACAAAAGCAGAAGGAAAACGAAAAAGACCACATACAACAAGAAAAAGAACAGGAACATGAACAAAACCAGAAGCAAGAAATAGCATTTGATGTTAATAAAGTTGATGAAGATTACAATGTAGGTGATAGTATCTCTGTCTTCCTTGATCACGAGCAAGGTCAGAACAACCAGAATCAAAAGGAAAAGGAAGAAAGCAGAAGGAGCGTCCTCAAAATTCCTACATTAGTTCGCACTGTGTTCCTTAGCTAGATCATAACCTATATGTAGCATAATTGACCAAAACTTTCGATCAAGCTCTTGTAGCTCAGTGGTAGAGCATCTCTCTTGTATTGAATTTGAAAAAAAAAAGAAAAGAGAAGGTCTCGTGTTCAATCCACGACCGGAGCAATATTTTTTTTGCCTTTTCATTTTGACTTGGAGCGCGCGCGCTACGTACGTACGGAAGGAAAGCAAGAAAAGAGCAAGAGGGGCAAAAAAAAGTAAATGTTACTGCATCAGGGATTCGAACCCTGGAGGTGCGAACCACGAGATCTTAAGCCTCGCTCCTTAACCAACTCGGACAATGCAGTTCAGTACTAATACTATAGTACTATAGAAAATAGAAAACGACTATGCTACTACTTAGTATAGTAGTTTAAGCGCATGGTCGTAAATGGTATAAATATGTTCAAAGTTACTTTCCATCACGCGCTCCCCATTGCAATAAGTTTGTCCACCTTGACCACGTCCAATTTCGCATACTCTTCGCAAAACAAGAGCAGTCCATCTTCAATCCGTTTCCATTCTTCCTCCGACCAATCAATCGTAGTCGATTTTGTAGATCCGTCGGGAAAGACTTCGAAAATGATTGCTGCTTTGCATTCCTTTCCTTCCAAGCGCATCATTTTCATGTAAAGCGTTACCTGGACGATTTCAGAATCGTACGGGGTAGAGCAAGATGCTGTCTTTCGTATACGGTTCTTCACTTCAATAACTACATCTTCGTCTTCGTCATATCCGTCAATCTTTCCGCCTACTGAAAATGCATTCGTTCGAATGTACCGCATTTTTGTATTGCGCTGACTAATGTTTTTCTTTACATTTGATTTTGTTATGTTTTGAAACTCCTCTTCCATCTTGTTTAAAGCAGACTCCTCTAACATATTTCCTCTCGTCATTATTACGGCTCGCGAACACGAAAGTACCGTTTCCTTTAGAAAATTCTCATCGACGACTAAAGCAAACACTTCCATTTCTTTGGCAACCTTGGCTACTTTATCTTCAGTGTCTTTTAGGATCTGATTTACTTCACTGTCACTTTGTGCTCTTGATGCTTTTTCCGCTTGGTCCTTAATCACATTATGAATTTCCGCTCCCTTCTCAGAAAGTGTTAATGCCAGATTATTTGTATTTGTATCAGATTTTAATAGGTTTAAAGAAGTAGAAGTAGATTCACCCTTCATTGCGTCAGCTAATTGATCGGAAAGTTTTTTATTTTGATTTTTGCGAACGTATTCTTGCCATGTATCACAGGGACATGCGTGCGACGTTAAAGGACTAAACTGCGGATTGGCATTTTTTAAAAAATCTAATAAAGCTTTTTCTTTGGGCTCAAACACATTTCGTCCAATAAGTGCAGCAACTTTGGTTGCATTCACATATGGCACAGAATTGATCCCAAGTTTACGATACGATACGATAGAAAGATTCATTTGTTTTCTTGAAGAAAAAAAATTGATTGGATACTATGAACAATATTACTCTTTTTGGAACTTGCCGCATTATAATAAAAAGAGAACTTTTTTTAAAAAGAAATGTCGTCGACTGTTTCTACCCCAGGACTTTCTGGCGTTGCCTTGGCTGGTCTTATTTCTTTCATAGGTTTTATTCTTTTAATAATTGTTATTGTTGAAGTCAACAAGCTCAAGAAGACAGTAAATAATATCAATGAATCCACGGCTGTTCTCGGTGGAAAAGAATCGCGTACTTTTCATCTTAATGCATCTGAAACTGAATCACAGTCTAT